AATGCATCTGAACGTCAAGAGGGAGGAACTCATTATAATAAATATAGTATTCAACCCTATGCATTTACAAGAAGCAATAACTTGTCTTTTTTTCAAGGCAATGTTATTAAGTATGTGGTTCGTTATAAAGATAAAAACGGTATTGAAGATTTGAAAAAAATTATTCATTACTGTGAATTAGAAATTGAAGAAATGAAAAAGGAAGAGAAATGAGAAGTACCCAAATACCTTTATTCAGTCCGGATACGGAATGGGTAATGCCTGATGAACTACGCGATTTGCGCGGTCATAAAGAAATAGCAATTGATTTAGAAACCAATGACCCGGAGTTAATAACTCTCGGATCGGGGAACGTGGTTGGACGTGGTCATGTTGCAGGTATCGCTATTGCTGTAGAAGGTTGGTCTGGTTACTATCCTATTCAACATGAACTTGGAGGAAATTTAGATAAGAAATTAGTTTTATCATGGCTCCAAGATATGTTTAATCAAGAAGATACTACCTTTATTTTTCATAATGCAATGTATGATGTGTGTTGGCTACGGTCTATGGGCCTAACAATCAAAGGTAAAATTGTAGATACCATGATTGCAGCATCTTTGATTGATGAAAATAGAATGTCCTATCGTTTAGATACATTAGCAAAATTTTATGTTGGTTTAGGTAAGGATGAAAAAATATTACAAGAAGCAGCAAAAGATTATGGCCTGGACGCAAAAAAAGATATGTGGAGATTGCCTGCTCTTTTTGTTGGACAGTACGCGGAACGTGATGCGGAAGCTACGTTAAAACTTTGGCAACGATTAGATACAGAACTTCACAACCAAGAATTAATGGATATATTTAATTTAGAAACAAAATTATTTCCATGTTTAGTAGACATGCGATTCAAAGGTGTAAGAGTTGATTTAGAAAAAGCTGAAAATATTAAAAATAATTTAATGCAACGTGAGGCTAAAATAGTCAATAAAATCAAAGAGTTAACTGGTATTGAAGTAGAAATACATGCGGCAAGATCTATTGCAAAAGCATTTGATAAATTACAATTACCATACGACAGAACAGAAAAAACAAGTGAACCAAGTTTTACAAAAAACTTTTTACAAAATCATCCACATGAATTACCAAAATTAATTGCAGATGCCAGAGAGATTAATAAAGCGCATACAACTTTTATAGATTCTATTACCAAACATGCAGTCAATGGAAGAATACATGCAGACATAAATCAAATTAGATCTGATCAAGGAGGAACTGTTACAGGTAGATTTTCTATGAGTAATCCAAACCTACAACAAATTCCTGCAAGGCATCCAGAATTGGGTCCAATGATACGATCTATATTTATTCCAGAGGAAAAATGTAAATGGGGTTCCTTTGACTACTCACAACAAGAACCAAGAATTTTAGTACACTATGCCAAGTTACAAAATTTAGAGGGAGTGGATGAAATTGTAGATGCATATAATTCAGGGGACGCAGACTTTCACCAGGTAGTTGCTGATATGGCAGGTATTGAACGTAAACAAGCTAAAACAATTAATTTAGGTCTAATGTATGGAATGGGTAAAAATAAATTAATGTCTGAATTAGGATTGATGAAAGAATCTGCAGAAAAATTAATTAAACAATATCATATGAAAGCACCTTTTGTTAAAAAGCTTATGGATAATGTAACCAGGAAAGCAGAGAACTACGGTAAGATTAGAACGTTAGGCGGAAGAGCCTGTCATTTTGATTTATGGCAACCTACTCAATTTGGTGTGTTTAAACCTTTACCATTAGAGCAAGCAAGAAAAGAATATGATGAGCCTTTAAAAAGAGCCTTTACTTACAAAGCTTTAAACAAATTAATCCAAGGATCTGCTGCCGACATGACTAAAAAATCTATGGTAGCTTTATATGAAAATGGAATTATTCCTCATATTCAAATACACGATGAGGTGGACATTTCTGTATCATCTGATAAACAGTCAGAACAGATTATAGAAATTATGGAATCTGCTGTGACTTTAAAAGTACCCAATAAAGTAGATTATGAAAAAGGAGATAATTGGGGGGACATTAAATAATGTCTTATCTCAATGTAAATATCCCACCTATCTACTGCAATGTAAGGAAGGAATATCTTTATGACTTTAAACAACATCATGGTGAAAGTGAAGAGTGTGTTATTTTTGGTTTGGCAAGCATTACAGGGCGTGCCTTATTATTTCACATCCTACTCCCGAACGGTGCGGTCTACTATCGATTGCCTATCAGCGCGTTTTTCCAAAAACGTTTTTCTAGATCCGAAGTGCCCGATATGTCAATTGACTCGTTACAATTGTGGAATTGTTTTAGTTATTATCCTGCTATTACTACTTTTGATTTTTTAGGGGGACAACGTGGAAAATTCTTGGACAAAAGTAAAAAGTTTCTTGAAGCTGAATATTGCTTTACTGTTGATTGGGCATCGCCTGAAAGTAATATCTTGGATACAGATCATAGCGAAGTACCTCAAGAGCACAAGTGTGCACATGTTTTGGCTCTTTATAACGGTAATTATGCAGCTATGCCTAACAATCGTATTTTGTGGAACATTCCTCATTATACTACTTCTAGTACCATTCCAGATTATAAAGTCCAAACTACAGTCTGGAACGTAGAAAACAAAGGTTGGATAACAGAGGATAGTGATGTTATGTTCTATGATATTAATGAAACGTAAAAAGAAAACTAAAGTAAAAGAAGAAGAAAATATTTTTGGATTTGAAGTAGATGTTGCTAAAGGTGTTTGTCCTTACTGTAAAGAAAATACTGTTTTAATATCTATTGTTAAAAATTATTATCGTTGTGGAACTTGCGGAGAGGATACAGAACAATATATAAATGGTTCTATTAAATATTTACCTTTAAATATAAAAATAGGAGATCTAAAATTACATGGCGAAAAAAAGTAAAGACGCAGTTTTTTTACAAAGAAAAAATATCAAAAGGCCTGGTAGGCATTCAAAAAAACACAAGGGGCCCAAAAGATCAGAACGCGGCCAAGGTCACCCAGGTTAATAATTGCTGCCCGCCCTGAAGAAATCAGGACGAGCAAACAAAAGGTGTGAGAAGAGAATTTCTTTATACCTTAAAAATTAATTAGTTGCAAGGACTTGTTTTTGTGTTATAACTTCCCATATAAAACAAACAACAAAACAGAAAGTGAGAAACAAATGGCAGATCCAAATAAGTTCAAATCAGTATCCGTACCTATAGAAACCTATAAGAAGCTTAACTTTTTAGCGGATGGAAAGTTTTTAGACGCACAGCTTACGATTAGTAAAACAATCGAAGCACTTGCTTCTAGAGCGGCAAAAAAATTAGGTTACAAAAATGGTAATGGCAAAGCATGAGTCAAAATATTATTTGTCCGGAGTGTAAAGGTAATGGTTTTGTGTGGGTAACTGCACCAGAACCAAAAAAAGATAGGTGGGCAATTGATTGTAAACATTGCGATAACCAGGGTGAATTAAAAACAAACGAAGAGGAAAAAATATGAAAGATATTGTAGGTTATTATTGGGACGGAAAGGAACATTATGTTATTTACCAAGATGAAGACGGTAATACGAACATGGTTTTGGAATCAAATTAGTAACCTAGGTTGTTACTTATCAAATGTAAGTTGGAGAAAATTGTATCGTGACTACCAATCCAGTCGCAAAGCACTTAAATAAATTTAATAAGGCGAAGCGCATTGAAGATAAAAGATATAAAAAACAATTAAAACGAATGGAGAAAGAAGTACAACAGGTGAAACATATGCAAAGGACAATCTATCAACATGATTAATATTCCTATTAGTGATGAGTTAAGAGATTACGCCTGGAAACAAGTATCTATTAAAAATTTTGGTAACCGTCGTAGTGGGTTCAATGGTAGTAAAGAAAAACAATACACCGGCATTCTGGGTGAATGTATTTTGTACCAGGTTATTTATAATCGTTTACCGACCTATGATAGCGGATCGGTGATCGCGGATATAGTTGTTAATGATAAAACCATAGATATTAAAACCATGGCAAGAAATGTAGATATGAAAGATTTTTATGTTCACAATTTTGTTGGTTATCAAAAAGATAGTAAGAATGATATTTTACTTTTTATTAGTATTAATAAAAAAACAAAAGTAGCACAGATTTGTGGGTGGTTACCTAAAGAAACTTTTTTACAACAAGCAAATTTTTTTGATAAAGGTAGTGTACGAACTAGATCGGACGGCACTAGCTTTACTACTATGGCCCCGTTGTATGAAATAGAAAATAATAAATTACATAAAATTACTTCTGTAGAAGATTTACGAAAACTATAATGAACTCATTGAAAAAAAAAGAATACAACAAACGATACTGGGAAAAGAATAAAGAACGATTAAAAATAAAAAACAGAGAACGAGGCAAAAGATATCGTGCAGATCCTAAAAATAAAGAAAAAATAAGAGAAAGTAATAGAAAATATGCAATAAAAAACAGAAAAAAAATACTTGCATATCACGCAAAATATAGAAAAAAAAATAAAGAAAAAATTAATCAAGGAGGTAAAGAATGGTATTATAAAAATAAAGAAAAAGTTAGAGCAAGACAAAGAATTTATGAACGAATAAGAAGAAACACTTTACATTTTAAAATAAAAGATAATATGCGTAAAAGAATTAAAACTGCATTAAAAAAAGATAATGGAAAAAAAACAAAAAGAACTATGAAATTAGTAGGTTGCACCGTTGAACAATTAAAACAACATATAGAAAAACAATTTAAACCAGGAATGAGTTGGGAACAAAGGGATTCGTTTCATATTGATCACATCATACCTTGCGCCAGTTTTGATCTAACTAAATTATCGGAACAAAAAAAATGTTTTCATTACACTAATTTACAACCCCTCTATCCCATAGAGAATATAAAAAAAGGAGCGAAGTTAAACTATGAAATGGAATAAAAAATTTATCTACCCTAAATCACAACGAGAAATTATCAATGGAAAGCGACACTATGATATTAAAGCACAAAAATTACCGTCGGTTACTACGATACTATCTGCAACGCAATCTGAAGCAAAGCAAGCTTCATTAGCAGCGTGGCGTGCCAGAGTAGGAGAGGATCAAGCAACGCGGATCGTGGATGATGCTGCGACCAGGGGGACAGCGATGCATAAAATTTTGGAAGAATATATTCAGGGCCAAGGTTATTTGGATTTAACTCCAACCGGACTGAATGCACACAACATGGCTATTCAAGTAATTCAAAATGGATTGTCCAATGTCACCGAGTATTATGGACTCGAAGCAACGTTATATTATCCAGGACTATACGCAGGTGCTACCGATATGGTGGGAGTGCATAAAGGACAGGACGCTATTATTGATTTTAAACAAACCAATAAACCAAAAAAGAGAGAATGGATTGAAGATTATTGTTTGCAATTAGCAGGGTATGCCATGGCGCATAATTTTATTTATAAAACTTCTATCACCAAAGGTGTGATTATGATGTGTAGTAAAGATAATTATTATCAAGAGTTTGTGATAGAGGGAGCCGAGTTACAAAAATATAAACATGAATTTTTACGAAAGGTAGCTCAATATTATAAAATGCAAGATGAAGGGGCTCTTGACAATAATGCCGTATAAAAACTCTATTAAACAAAAAGAAAATGTAAGAAAAAATTATTTAAAAAGAAAAAAAGAAAATTACCAATTATGGTTAGAAAAATCACGTATTTATTGTAAAAAATATTATTTAAAAAATAAAGAAAAAGAAAATAAAAGAGTTAAGTTATATAGATTAAAAAATAAAGAAAAAATTAAAATTACAATGAATAAATATTACAGAAATAGAAGAAAAAAGGATATGGCTTGGAGACTTTTGGTAAATGTTAGAACAAGAATAAATCATGCTTTAAAAGGAACGGTTAAAAAATCTAATAAAACAAAAAAATTAATAGGTATTTCAGTAGAA